TCCATCACATCCTCCAATCATTTGCGCCCAACAGGCGCATCCAGCGGGACGCTGCGCGCCCCTGATGCTTGGTCGTTGGGCGTCATGCCAATCCATTCGCAGCAAGCCACCCTGCCCACCTGTGCCCTGTCGCAGCGTCAGTGTATTCGCTCCACGGATCCGGTGCGGCGCAGGAGTAACGAGTCAAGTCAAATCCATATTGCTTTGCGTCATATTCAAATTCTCGGCGCACAAGTTCCCGCTGCACTTCGGGTATTACCAAGCGTTCACGCCCAACAAGCGGGTCAAGCGGGACGCTCGAACAGCCGGCTTTGGTCTTTGCATGCGTCATCACTCGCGCCCCTTACCCTGGATGTTGGGCACCAGTGAAAACACCACATACCCAGGCTGTTGTTCGTAGGCGGTCACGTAGCCAATTCCGGCGCTGTGCTTCCGTCCCGTGTACATCTGCTCTTCGCTGCGGTAGTAGCCCTTGTATTCCGGGTCGTATTCGCGCAGCGTCACGGTGTCGCCTGCCTGAAACCCCCGGTCATCCTTCCGTATCTCAAAGGTCTTCCGGCCATCAATCACCGCCTCAAAGTACGGCGGCAGTATTTTCAGTTCGTGGTGCATTTCACCCTCCAGTGCCCAACAATCGCTTCGAGCCGATTCGCTACATGCCGCTTCGCGTCATTCCGCTCTCGGCTCAAGCTGGGCGTTAGCCCGCATGAACGCGAAGCTCCCATGCATCGAGCGGGAAAATGTCGCGTACTGCCTCGCCGCACGCTCGAATAATCTCCGCTTTCCGGTCTTCAGCGATCCTTATGGCCTCATCTTCCGTCTCGGCGTAAATCATCGAACCTTGCTTTCTGCCGTCGTACCGTAGCGAGCAGATCAACTGATGCCTGCCAACCACAACGCCATTCACTTCCTCGTCATACTTCGTGTTCAAAATCATGGTGTCAATCTCCTGGGCAATGCACACATATCAAACCTCCGTCAAGCCCAACAAGCGCATCGATGCGAGGCCAGAAATTCCGGCTCGGCCAGTTGTTGCGTTTTCACTCGCCCGCCTCATGCTGGATGTTTTCCGGCAAGATCACAGCGCACGCCTCGGCTCCTGGTGTTTGGAATATCGATCCAGTCGCCCACTTCCACCCGCGCTCTATTCTCGTCCAATATCCGCCAGTGCACGAAAGCGCCTTTGTCCCAATCGGGTAATCATTCCACGGGCGGTCAATGTCTTTTCTCCGCGCCAAGTCTAAGTTGCGAGTCATTGCGAACGCCTCATATAGTCATCCATTGAAATGCTGCCATCGTTAAGCCCTACCAGAAGATTCCTTCCGGATTCCTTGCCGCGTTTCTCGGCATCGTTCACTGACTTTTTTGCGATGACGTAAGCGTTGAACAGTGCGCTTGCTAAAGCTGGCTCCATAGTTACAACCTGCTGATCGTAGGAATAGGTTCGTGGGAATATGTCGCTCCCATTTCCGTCAGATACGGATGCGAATGGAACATCAAGGTTGCCCCTTGATGCTGCCAGAGCAATCGCGTGCAACGCCTCCCCAATCTCTCCACCACCTGGTATAGCGTTGCAGTGTGGTGCATACCCTATCTGGTAGCGTTTAAGCAAAGTTCCGGATTTGATCTGGTTCCAACTTGCAATTGCCGCTGCGCAATACTGGCAAACACTGTCGGCGGTCCTTGGTATCCTTCCACCGCAGCCTGGACATGGTTTCTTTGTCACTTTGATTCTCCAATCACAAACAACGTGATAACTGTATCCCGCATGCGTTTCCTCCGTAGCTCCCTGAACTGTAGCACCTGTTACGGAACTGTGCAAATTTATTTTCTATCCCCGATTCGTTGTAACTTGTGCTACCCTTGAAATTCCGGTCCCGGTTTGTTGGGCGCAAGCGGTGTGCGGCCTTCACCCGCATCCTGGCCGGACCCTTATCTATTCGCCGTGAAGGAGCGAAGCAATGCCAACTCCCGCTGCCATCCCGGCCGCAGCACTTCTACCACTCGTCTCCGCGATGCGCACCGACACTCTGTGGGTGCGGAGCAAACCGGGCACCTATCCGGCACACCGTGATCTCAAGTTCACCCCCAGCCGATTGGCGGAGCACCTCGACCCCGACAAACCCGACTACGGTCTCGCGTTCATCCTTCCCGGCACCGACACCACCCGCGTGGCCTTGCTCGACTTCGACAGTCACGGCGGGGAGGTGGATTTCGACGGCATGCGCGACGTGGCTTCCTTGGTCGAGGACGAGCTTATCCTGCGCGGACTGGTTCCTATCGCCTTCCGTTCATCCGGCGGGCGTGGCATCCACTTCTGGTTGATCTGGGAGGAGCCCCAGGACGCCTACTCGGCGCGCAAGTGCCTCGCGTCTGTGCTCTCCGCATGCGAGCTGAAGCCAGGCACGAAGGGCGTCGTGGCCGGTGAGGTCGAGGTATTTCCGAAGCAGGACTTCGTGGCCGCCGATGGATTCGGTAACATGGCGATCCTGCCGCTGGCCGGCAAGTCGGTCCCGATGAGCCCCGCGGGACTCCTGCCCCGCGAGCACCCGATAGACTGGGCATTGTCGACACCCGTCCCGGTCCTGGAGCGGCCGGTGCGCGACCTGACCGTCGCCACGCCGACCGTCGAGCTGGAAGAACTCCGCCGCGCGCTCATGGCGATCCCGCAGGACACGGCGCCGCTCGATTACGACGAATGGCGCAACGTGATGTTTGCCATCCACCACGCGACAGGTGGAGACGGTATCGCGCTGGCACATGAGTTCTCATCGAGATCCACCAAGTATGATCCCGATTTCCTGGACACCCGGGTCTGGCCCTACATCCGCGATGACCGCGAGGGTGGCATCACTGACGGGTATATCCTCGATCTCGCCGCACAGCACGGGTTCAACCCGACCACGGCGGATGACTTCGATGATCTGGGCGATCCGGAGGACGAATATGCAACTGCGGGAAATCCCGTAATTGAGCCGAATCAAAGACTTAGATTCCCCTGCATTCCCGCACACGAGTTCGCCAGCCATATCGTCGCCGCACACTGGCTGATCAAGAACACTCTGCCGCGTGAGGGCCTGGCCGTGGTCTACGGCGCTAGCGGGAGCGGGAAGACCTTCATGGTGCTTGACATGGCGATGGCGGTCGCCCGCGGTGTTGAGTGGCGCAACCTGCGCACGCACAAAGGGCGGGTGGTGTACGTTGCCGCCGAGGGACAGACGGGCTTCCGCAAACGCCTGAGAGCGTACGCACAGCAGACCGGCAGCAAGATGCAGGACATCCACCTGCACATCATCGCTGGCGCCCCCAGTCTGCTGGCGAGGGTCGACGTGGCGGACACCGTGGCATCTATCCGCGCGGCTGGGGGTGCGGACCTGATCATCCTCGACACGCTGGCCCAGGTCACGGCCGGCGCCAACGAGAACAGCGGCGAGGACATGGGGCGGGCGCTGAAGGCCGCGCAGGCGCTGTCCAGGGTATTCGGCTGTCTGGTTTTGCTCGTGCATCACTCCGGTAAGGATGAGACCAAGGGCGCGCGCGGCTGGTCTGGCATCAAGGGCGCGCTGGACACCGAGCTGGAGGTGACCCGGGCGGAGGACGATCGCGTGTTGTCGGTAACCAAGCAGAAGGACGGTGAAGAGGGGCAGGAGTATGGCTTTCGGCTGCTCGAGGTGCCCCTGTGGGGCGAGGAAGACGAGGACGGAGATCCGATCACGAGCTGCGTGGTGGAGCCCAACGAGACGGGTAGATCCGAGATCAAAAAGCGCAAGGCGTTGAGCCCGGAACAGCAGGCGGTGAGGGATGTTGTGCTCTCGAATATGGATTCCGATGGCTGGGCGGACATAGAAACAGTGATTCTGGACGTGCAACGCGGGGCGGGGGACAAGGTAATTCGTGCGAGTTCGGTCAGAAGATCGGTCAAGCGACTCGTCGAATGTCGCGTACTTGCAGAAAATAACGGGAAAGTGAGGGATTCGAGTTGGGCGTCAAGTGTGCAGGATTTAACGTGAAACTGCACCGGTGCTGCACCGGAGACTCTCCGGTTTTCGTGCTGGCTGCACCGCACCGCACCGCGCTATATATAGCGGTGCAGTGGTGCAGGTTCCGGTGGTGCAGTGGAGCTTTTCTAACTTCGTTTTATGAACCGAAACAACCCAGCCGTGAACTCGCAATTTTTCGCCTTCTCGGGGTCATTCCGGTGCGCAACCAGAAGCACGCAAAAAATTACTCGTGCAGGATTTGTAACGTGTGCGATCATTCAGTCAGCACCAACCAACCGGAGTTTTGAAATGGCCGTCCGTTACTCTCGTCCCTCGCCCGCTTTTTCCCACTTGCGCCACGACGGGTATCGTTTCCGCCATGTGGATCGGATGTTTTGAAATGGACCCTCATGCGGAGGGCCACAAGGCAGCGAGGGAAGGCAAGCCGTACCTCTCGTGCCCTTACCTGGGCGATGCGAAGCGCGCGTGGCAAAACGGTTGGCATGCCGGCCCCGCGTCGGGCGTAAAGATCAACGAGCATGAGTGACGCCGGACCAGAAGATTGGGACAGCTATTTTGCGAACTTGATCACGGGGGCGGATTTCTCCGCCGCGTGCACGTACAGCACGCCCAGTCCCGCATTGACCTACGAGTCGATCAAGGCGGCAATCGACTCCCTTCCACCCGTCCAGCCCGAGCCGATCGGCGAGTACATGCGCGGGGAAGGGTGTCCGCTGGAGGAGGGCTGGGTGCTGTTCCTACCGAAAGCCATGAAGGAAGCGGCTGGGCCGTTTCCGCCGCCCTACGTGCGCTTCTCCGGCTTCGTGGACCGACCGGTAGCAATGCGTACTGGGAGCCAGACCCGGCTTTCGGGGATTCCATACGTCGCCAACGCCAGTCTTAACTGGGACGGCTAGTCACGCTTCCCGTGATCTAGCCTTCCAGCTCCGGCTGTGGTATAAGCCGGAGCATGGCAAACAACCTCGAAGCCCGCCTTTCCGCTTTCCTCGCTGCGTACGCCGTGTGCGGCGAGGTTTCATCGTCTGCGAAGTCCGCAGGCCTCGACCGGAACCAACACTACCTCCAGCTCAAAGCTGACCCAGGCTACGCCGCACGATTCAAGGACGCTGAAGCCGAGTTCGTCGACAGCCTCAAGGCTGAAGCCCTCCGTCGCGCACGAGAAGGCACCCGCAAGTACCTGTTCAGCCAGGGCCAACCCGTCTACCTCACCAAGCTCCGTATCGGCGACGATGGGCAGCCTATGCGCGACGGTAACGGTATCCCGATCCTCGACTACCAGCTCGACGCGAACGGTCATCCGATTCAGGCCTACGAATCCACATTCTCCGACCGGTTGCTGCTCGCCATGTTGGCCGCGACGGACCCAGCCGAGTACGCGCCGAAGAACAACGTCCAGTTGACTGGTGCCGACGGCGGCCCGGTCAAGGTCGAACAGTCCCCGACCGAAGTGGCTCGCCGAATCGCGTTCACTTTGCACCGGGGCATGCTCGCTGCCAGACAAGCCGCGTCCGTCCCGGATGATCCGGGCGGAGATTTGATTTAACCAACTTTACGAGGACTGAAAATGGCTGACACCATCCACGAACACGCCACAAACGTGTAATTCTTCAGCAACAGCAACTTTATAAAGGAACTGAACCATGAGCATGATTCTCACTTCACTGCACGGCAAAAAGGCTGGCCTCACCCGTGGCGGTGCACTTCAGATTGCCGGCGTCACCGGTAAACCCGAGTCCGTCGTCAATGTCACCGCTTCGACCTTGGCTGTCGACGCGGACCTGCACGCCGGTCGCACCATTACCCTCAACCGCGCGGCAGGTACTGCGGTCACTCTGCCCGCAGCCTCGGGTTCTGGTGACCGTTACGAGTTCCTGATCGGGACCACGGTCACATCGAACACCACCACGATCAAGGTGGCGAACGCGACTGACACGATGGTCGGTACCGCAACCCTGGCTCAGGACTCGGCTGATACTGTCGTCCAGTTCGACGCCACGGCCGGCACTGATGACACCATCACCTTCAACGGCGGCACGACTGGTGGCATCATCGGTGCGCGCGTCACTGCGCGCGACATCAAGCTGAACGGCACCGACGCTGTCTGGCTGGTGGATGTGTTCAGCACCGCAACCGGCGCCGAAGCCACACCGTTCTCCGCCACCGTTTCTTAACCTCCCTGAACCGGTGCAAAACCGGTTTACCCCGACCTTCGGGTCGGGGCTTTTTCTTCCGAAGGAACAGTCCATGACCAAGAAGTACATCGGCACGAAGATCATTACGGCTTTTGAGCAGGACAAGAAGGTCGGCGAGAACGGCATCGAACGTGGCTACGGTGTCATTTATGAAGACGGCTATCAGTCTTGGAGCCCGAAAGAAACATTCGAGCGCGCTTACCGCGCAATCGAAGGCGACCATCAGTCACTTACCTTTGGCGATGCGATTCACATGCTCAAGGCGGGAAAGCGGGTGGCACGTGCCGGCTGGAAAGGCAAGGGCATGTGGCTGACGCACATCAACCCAGGCAACGCCATGCACACTAGCGCAGCAGGTGCTTTCGACATGCAACCCTGCATCGGCATGAAGACCGCTGACGGCAAGATGCAGCCCGGTTGGCTTGCCAGCCAGGCCGACATGCTGGCCGAGGACTGGGAAGCGTCGTAGGGTAGTTCGCCCCCGGCGGGACGCAGTATGGACATCCAAGACATCATCACTGCCCTCGGTGGGCTGCCCGAAGCGGATCGCGAGATTGCAGTTTCTACCGCGCTCGAGCAGACGAAAGACTTCGTCTTCGTGCCCCAGCCAGGGCCGCAGACCGAGGCCTATTTCAGCGAGGCGGACGTCCTGCTGTTCGGTGGATCACCAGGTGGTGGCAAGACCGCGCTGGGCATGGGACTGGCGCTGAACGAGCACCACCGAACCATGGTCGTGCGGAAGAACTTCGTCGACCTTACCGGTTGCCTGCACACGCTCGACAACATCCTGAAGACACCGAACTCCGCGACGGGCGGAAACAGGCCGGTGTACCGCAAGTCCGAAGGCGGCATCATCGAGTTCGTAGGCCTGGGCGACGATCTCGACGGTAAACAGGGCAACCCGCACGACTTCATCTACGTCGACGAGGCCGCGCAACTCCCGGAGACGCAGGTCCGCATGCTGATGGGTTGGCTGCGCACCGACAAGCCGGGCCAACGCTGCCGCGTGGTAATGGGCAGCAACCCGCCCCTTGATTCCGTTGGCGACTGGTTGATCGAATACTTCGCGCCATGGCTCGACCCACAGCACCCGAACCCAGCCGAGGAGGGCGAACTCCGCTACTTTCAACCGAAAGATGATGGGCAGGGATACCGGGAGTGCGAGAAGGACGACTTTATCGAGATCCACGGGGTGCGTGTGGCTCCTCAGTCCCGCACGTTCATCTCGTCGAAATTTACCGACAATGCGTTCTACGACGCGGAGCAATACGCCAAGAGCCTGGCTGGTCTTCCTGACTCGGTGCGAGAGCGATTGACGACCGGCAACTTCCTCCTGGACCGCACCGACGACATCTGGCAGATTATCCCTACCCAGTGGGCGAAGGAGGCGCAAGCACGCTGGAAGCCCCAGCCTCCGGCTGGCGTCCCAATGTGCGCGATCGCTATCGACGTGGCGCAGGGCGGCAGCGACACCACGGCGGTGTCTCCCCGACACGACGCGTGGTTCGCGAAGCTGATCGTGGTCCCAGGCAAGGAAACCCCGGACGGCAAGAGCGCAGCCGGCGTCGTGATCAAGCACCGCCGCGACAACGCGCCCGTCATCGTCGACTTGGGTGGCGGCTGGGGCGGTGACTGTTACGGGCATCTGAAAGAGAACGGCGTGGACGCAACTGGCTACCTCGGGGTGAAGGCAACGGCCGGCCGATCAGTAGACGGAAAGCTGGGGTTCACGAACGTGCGGACAAAAGCATACTGGCGTTTCCGCGAGGCGCTGGACCCTTCCCAGCCGGGTGGGTCGAGTGTCGCTCTGCCCCCGGACTCCGTGCTGCTGGCCGACTTATGTGCGCCCAGGTACAGGGTGACGACGAACGGAATCGAAGCAGAGAGCAAAAAAGACGTGGTCAAACGCCTCGGAAGATCAACCGACCGAGGCGATGCCGTGGTAATGTGCTGGTCAATTGGCATCAAGGCCGCTAACATACAGGGCGGATTCGCGCAATACGGACGCAATCGAAAGCCACAGGTAGTGCTCGGGCACCGGGCAGCAAGGAGAAAGTGACATGAATATGTTCAGCAAACCGAAGATTCCAGCAGCCCCTGCCCCCACTCCCATGGTCGACGAGGAAGCCGTAGCACGGGCGAAGAAGCGCGCGACACAGCGCACGTCCGGCAAGTCCGGTCGCACTGGCACCCTGCTGTCCGGATCTCTGGGCACGGGTGAGAAGCTGGGTGACTAAGGTGGGTGATACGCTGATCGACTCGCTGATCTCTCGGGGCGGCAAGCTCTTTGGGAAGCGTTCGCAGTTGATGTCGCTCTGGCAGCATTTGGCCGAGCATTTCTACGTTGAGCGCGCGGACTTTACCACGGTACGCAATGCCGGCGCCGAGCTGGCCGAGGGCCTCACCACGAGCTATCCGCTGATCGTCCGTCGAGATCTCGGTAACGCGTTCGCGGCCATGCTGCGGCCGACCGAGAAAGATTGGTTCAAGATCGGCACCAACCGGCCAGATCGGGAGGACACCGAGTCCAAGCAGTGGCTGGAGTGGGTTGGCAAGTTGCAGAAACGGGCGATGTACGATCGAGTCGCGCAGTTTACTCGCGCGACGAAGGAAGGTGACCACGATTTCGCCACGTTCGGCCAGTGCAGCATCTCGACAGAACTCAACGCCAGCAAGAACGCGCTTCTGTACCGGTGCTGGCACCTGCGCGACGTGGCCTGGGCCGAGGACCATGCCGGCAAGGTAAACACGATCTATCGCCGCTGGAAGCCTACTGCCCTGGAACTGCGCGCTCTGTTCCCGAGGACGATCCACAAGGACACGCTGGAGAAGTTGAAGACGGACCCGTACCACGAGACGAACGTGTGGCACGTCGTGATCCCGGTGGAAGAGTACCAAGACCTGCCAGGCGCTAAGGCAATGCGGACGCCGTTCGTGTCCCTGTACATCGACATCGATCACCACTGTGAGCTCGAATGTACCGGTTCATGGACCAAAATCTACACCATCCCCCGCTGGCAAACCGTGAGCGGCAGCCAGTACGCGTACTCGCCAGCCGCTACCGCTGCCCTGCCGGATGCCCGGCTGTTGCAGGCCGTGTCACTTACCCTGCTTGAGGCGGGCGAGAAGGCCACGAATCCCCCGATGATCGCCGTACAGGAGGCGATCCGGGGCGATGTTTCGGTCTATGCGGGCGGCATCACCTGGGTCTCCCAAGAGTACGACGAACGCCTCGGTGAAGTGCTGCGGGCCATGGCGCAGGACAAGACTGGACTGGCCTTCGGGCTCGATACCCAGCAGGACTTGCGTGGTCAGTTGGCCGACGCGTGGTTCCTGAGCAAGCTCAACCTGCCCCCAACCGGTGGCCCGGATATGACGGCCTACGAGGTCGGGCAGCGAGTGCAGGAATACATCCGCAACACCCTGCCGCTGTTCGAGCCGATGGAGAACGACTATAACGGTTCGCTGTGCGAGGACACGTTCGAGCTGATTCTGCGCAATAGCCCAGAGGTCGCGCAGTCCGTGCCGGAGAGCATACGTGGCGCGGACATCATGTTCAGCTTCGAGAGCCCGCTGCATGACGCGGTGGAGAAGGTGAAAATCGGTCAGTTCATGGAGGCCCAGCAAATCCTGGCGACAGCCATCCAGCTCGACCCAGCAGCCGCGAACATCGTCGACGGACCGAAGGCGACTCGCGACGTGCTCGGCGTCACGATCCCGGCGGCGTGGATGCGCAGCAAAGAAGACGCGGACAAGATCACCGCCGCGCAAGCCGAAGCCGCAGCCGCGCAGCAGCAACTTCAAACCATGCAGCAGGGGGCGGATGTCGCGAAGACATTGGCGGATACCGGCATGGTCAACCCGCAAGGAGGGATGTGATGCGACCGTGGCACGATGTGGTCCGCAAGACGTATGCTACGCTTCCGGAAGCGGTGGCGGACTTTGCGATCGGGCTGGGGGTGGTAGAAAGGCTGGTCGCGCACTCCGCCCGGGTACACGGAGTGACGAAACTGGAGTTACTCGATGTAACTGTCCGCTTGCTTACCGGCCCTGAAAGAGAACGCATTGGCGGTACGTCCCTTGCTGTCCTCGAAGCGCGATACACAGGAGAGATAGATGGAGAGTAAAGTCCCCGCCTTCTTCGAGTGCCACTGGGAGCCCGCCGACATCTCGGCGGTTCGCGCACTGGAACGCGGAGATGCCAGCCCGGACCAGCAGCAACGCGCGCTGGCGTGGTTTATCAACCACGCGGCGAAGACATACGACTCCACATTCATCCCCGGCTCGCCGGATGCTTCGGCCTTCGCAGAAGGTCGTCGTTTCGTCGGGCTACAAACCGTGATGTTGTTGAAGCTCAACGCATCCGCATTCACCAAGGAACAAACCAATGCCCGATAACGTCGATCCCTCCCTGCCAGTCGAACCGGCAGCCGATCCCGCACCGGAGAACCCCACCCCGCCGGCCGCTGACCCCGCACCCGCACCGGTAGACCCGAAGCCCGCCGACCCTGCACCGGAGCTGGCGGACGATACCCCGGACTGGCGCAAGCAATTCGCCGGGGAAGACGAGAAGCTGGGCAAGCTGGCGGCAAGGTACACCAGCCCGAAGGCGGTACTGGAGGCCTTACAGGCCGCGCAGTCCAAGATCCGGTCTGGCGGCGTGCGTACGCCTCCGCCGGCTGACGCGACCCCGGAAGCACTCGCCGCGTGGCGTGTGGAAAATGGAATCCCCGATACGCCGGCCGGGTACAAGCTGGATATGCCGGACGGTCTGGTCTTGGGTGAAGCGGACAAGCCGATGGCGGAAGCGTTCATCGCCCGCATGCACGCGCACAACGCCCCGCCTGACGTCGTCAACGAAGCCGTGGCATGGTACTTGACCCAGCAAGACGAGGTGATCGCGTCCCGTGAAGCTGCCGACGCCAAAGCGCAGGAAGCGGCCACGGAACTGCTGCGGGAGGAGTACGGCCGCGAGTACAAGAACCACGTTGCAGCGGCCACGCAACTGATTCCCGAGGGCATTCGTGACGCGCTTATGAACTCGCGGCTGGACACGGGGGAGCGACTTGGCAACAATGCACAGGTAATCCGCTGGCTGGCCGGCGTCGCGCGTGAGCTGAACCCAGCCGCGACCATTGTTCCTGGAAGTGGACTGAACGCGTCTCAGGCCATCGAGACGGAGATCAGTAACCTGAAGGCCATGATGGGCGATCGGAAGAGCGCATACTGGAAGGGCCCGGACGCGACCAAGCTACAGGAGCGCTACCGTGAACTTACCAGCGTTCAAACGAAATTGAGAGGTAATTGAACATGCCTACCAGAAATTCACTCGCACGCGTTGTCGAACTCCCGACCACCGCTGTCGACACCGTTTACGCGATGGGCGACCATCCGTTGCCGGGCACTCTCTGGGTGCGACCGACGTCGGGCAACACGCTGACCGTTGACTACAGCACGGACAACGGCGCGAATTACCAATCGCTCACGGCACTGACCGGCGCGGCGGCGTATGCCGAGACCGTGGTGAATAGCGGGTTCACCAACCTGAGGATCACAACGTCCGGCATTCAGGGCGGAACCTGGGGGATTTGCTAATGGCCGATAATGCACCGTTCGGGGCGTATCTCCGCTACGCCACCGACGCCAGCGGGAATGTGACTATATCGGCTACTGACGGCGACACCTACACGCTAAACGGATTCCCGCGATCTGTGCGCAGCAACATCATGACGCGCTGCCCTATTGGTGCAGCGTCGGCAGTCGCCAATTACGGCGGGCTGACGCATCACATTCAGGCTGCTCTGGCTGGCGTACCAGTCGCCGTCAGGATCGGCATCGCAAACGCCAGCACGCAGACCCCGACCATCGCCGGGTCATTTGGTTTCGCGCCTACTGCTGGCGCTGTGAATAGTGATGAATCCAAGGGTATCAACGTCGCTACGTGGACACCACTGACGTTCGATGGCGGAGCGTCATCGGCTACACATGCCGCGCGCACCAGCAGCAACACCTATAGCCCGACGTGGGTGTGGAGCGACTGGATCGGCGCGGATGCGATGCCGCGTACAGATGGCGCATCAGGCGCAATCATCCACCTGAGATTGCTACAGGGTACGGCCGGAGGCGAGGCGACAACATTTAATAATATGTGGACCTCCTCCACGACAACGGAGGCCGTCGCAACGCATATCTGGCGCGGCTACAGGACATCAACCCCCGTCGATTACGCCACAGTGAATCGGGCATCGTTCACGAGCGGCAATGCGATTGGGTTGCAATGCGCGTGCATCATCCAGTACGCCACCATCGTCCCTGGTGTGACCATGGTAACTGCCGGAAACAGTATATGGGCAGGCACAGCCAATGGAGATGGTGGTGTCGTGGCCCAAGGATACGGGTGGGCGGCTCGCGCCCGCGACCTGCTGCATACGGCCAAATTACCCGTTGAACTTTGCAATTTGGCCGCGCCGTCTCAGGGTGTCGATGTACACTACAACCGGGTGGCGGCGCTCGCACCAGAGTTGCGCGACACGCTGCTTTTCCCGCTGTTGTTTTCGACCAACGATACCGGAGCAACGATCTCGGCGGCGAACATCACTAAAATGCGCCGATATTTTGGCCTCTACCTGAGTTTGGCAGAGAAAAACAGGATGCTGCCGTTTTACCAGACCTCGGCGCCGTGCAATGCGGCGGTAGTGGATGGCGGCCTCGGTGGATCGGCTGTCGAAGCATTCGGCACGTCCGATGCGTTACGGACTGCGCTCGATCTGGAACTACTCGCGTCACCCACGCGTAAGCTCGATGTAGCATCGGTGCTGTCTGGCGCGATGCTGACGACAGGCGCGTCGGCTGGGCAGATTGAGTACAAGCCCGGATATAGCAGTGACGGCCTGCATCCTAACGATGCCGGTTATACCGCTTGGGCTGCGGCGCTGGCCTCTGTGCTGCGCGGTATTATTTAATCCGCGAGTACGCCGCACGGCATGGCGTGACGATCACTGATACACGAACGTCAGAGTCGTGGAGGGAAAAATGAGGGAAGGCGAAGATACGTGTGAAAAGTGCTGCGGGATTGAGAAGAAAATCCACATTGACCAGCACATATTTGTCAATACGCTGAAAACTGAGCGTGAAATGCGAAGAGAGCAAGCCGGTAAAGTTAAATCGGCTGTTATCATTGCGGTAGCAGTTGGCGCTGTAACAACATTTTTTAGCGTTGTCTGGTGGGGTATTGTTACGTTCATAGGACAGGTTAAATGAAGATATTTATCCGAACATGGTATTTAGCGCTTATTGCGGGAATTACTACGCTTGCCGCAATTTTCGTTATTGTTACGTTCGTATATTCTTTTTTGCCAATAGCCGAATGGAATGAAATCGGATATACAGTACCGCCGCAAGTAAAAGCTGGACAAACAGTTACCCTGTGCAGGAAATTCGACATATTGCGCGAAGTTGACTTGGTAATACGCAGAAGCCTTGTGTGTGATAACAATGGATTAACTTCACGTTATGTTATGTCTACAGTTGAAGCGCGTAGAGTGAAGGGATATGTTAGTCAATGCAGACGTGACGTACTAATTCCTGAAAATGCACAGCCGGGTAAATGCCAGATAGAAACGATAATTTCATGGGAAGATTTCCCTTTCTGGCATAAGTCTCAGGTAATTCCTTCTATTGGTGTAGAGATAATTCAATGAAGCAGAGCATGACCCTCTGGGTGTCCGTGCACAAAATCACCGCGCAATGTGCGGAATGCACGCATGTCCTTGAAGAAGGCCGGGTCTGTTCTTGTGGCCTTGGACTTCCTGGATTCCCACGCATCGCCAAGTGCCCGAACTTCGATGATGGAAAAACTGATACTGGATCTTGAGCTATGCGACCAGGGTCAGGCCGGACTGATACGCCAGATGTGGGGTTATCCAGAATGCGCGGCGTATACCAAGTGAATTACCTACCTGAACGAATCTTCGCCGAAGATGGGGGTACAGATGATTTCAAGCGGTCAAGCGTTGGCAAGATACGGTTCTCCGGTCCACGAAACCGGAATGGTCCTGTGGGACGTTCCGAGTGAGCTCGAAATAGGTGTCATTCCGAAACGGGTCTATTGCAATCGCGACTTGGTCATTCCCCTGAAGTTTGCCTTCACGAATTTGATTGAACGCGGTTTCGTCAAGGAACTGAAAACATGGGATGGATGCTTCAACATCAGACCGACACGCGGCGCCACCACCGCGTCTCTTCACTCGTGGGGGCTGGCGATCGACCTCAACGCCGCGTGGAACCAGTTGGGCCAGCCACCAACACTTTCCGAAGGTTTCGTGAAGTGTTTCAAGGACGCCGGCTTCGATTGGGGCGGTGACTTCAGCCGCGAAGACGGCATGCACTTCCAGTTGAAGGACTTCCCAAAATGAGGGGCACGATGCGCAACTGGTTCACAGCGCTTTGGGATTTCGTTGATAGCCGTGGCGTCATTCGCCGGATAGTCCTTGGAGCAACCATGCAGATGACCTTCTGGATTAGCTACCGGATGACCGAGTTTGCCATGCGCGCCTTGGAACTCGACCGTCTGAGCGGGAACGTCCCGCTGACCATTGGCGCCGTCACCGCGCCGATCGTTGCACTCGGCGGTTATGTCTTCAAGGCGTACTTAGACAGCAGGAGTGATCAGTGAAATGTCCATCCTCGCAATCGTCAGGGCCGTGCGGGCCTTTCTCAACAGCTCCGCTGGCATGTGGACTCTGCTGGCTATCGCTGTCCTTTTTGCTGGTTGGCGCGGCTATGGCACTATCTACGATCGCGGCGGGGCTGCTTGCGAAGGAAGGCATGCGTTGGCTCTTGCTGCGGTTATTACGCGTGCACAGGAACAGGCGCGAGAGATCGCTCTGCAAGATGCCGAAATCCTCTACCATGGCGCTGCGGAGCGGGAGCGCATTCGCCACGTCTACCGGGACCGCGAAGTCGGGATCGTCAAGTACCTTCCTCCTGATTGCGCTGTTTGCCGTATTGCTCCCGCTGGTATCGGGCTGCTCAACAACGCCCTCAGCAACGCCGCAGCCACTCCCGCCGATCCCGGGAGCAAATCTGGTCCGGTGCCCGGACCTACCATACCGGATCAGGGAGGGGGTGCCGGCAGAGGCTTTCGCGGCCTTGATAGCCGTGGCCGGCAGGTACTATGAGTGCCAATCGATGATGGACGACCTGATACGAATTGTGCGCAATAGACAAAAGATTGTTGACAATCCGTAGATAATCTCTTACAAACAAAGCTGCAACTGAACTGACGGCCCCGACAAGGCGGCGATCGCCCCTCAGCAGAGGACACCCGATCCGACCCACGAGTTGGCTACCCCGTGAAGCGATGGGCGAAATTTTCCCGTTTCTTTTAAGGAGCCAATCATGGCCGAAACCGCATTCCAGACGCAGTACCGCGATGAATTCATCGCGGGCTTCGAACAGCGCGAATCCCTGCTCCGCGACACCGTCACCACCGAGGGCGAGGTCAAGGGCAATCAAATTACTTTCCTGGTCGCTGACTCCGGTTCCGCCCAGGCCACCACCCGTGGCGTGAACGGTCTGATCCCGGCGCGCGCTGACAACCTGACCCAGTCGACCGCGACGCTGGCCGAGTGGCACGATCTGGTCCGTCGCACTGGTTTCAACTTGTACGCATCCCAAGGCGATGGCCGCCGGATCATGCAGGAAACCACGATGGCCGTGCTGAATCGCAAGATCGATCAGGACATCATCACCCAACTGAACACCGGCACCCAGAACACCGGCACGATCGCGACCACCGCTTCCCTCGCTCTGGCGATGAAGGCCAAGGTCATCCTGGGCAACAACGCCGTTCCCGGCTCGAATCTGTTCGGTCTGATCACCCCGGCGTTCCACGCCTACTTGATGCAGACGAAAGAATTCGCCTCCGCTGACTATGTGTCCGTGAAGCGTTTCGATGGCGAGCAGCAGCCCATGTTCAAGTGGGCCGGCATCACCTGGATCGAGCACCCGAATCTGCCGGGTGTTGGCACCTCTGCCGAGAAGTGCTTCCTGTACCACAAGTCCGCCATCGGCCATGGCTGCGACATGACTCGCATCGCCACCTCCGCCGGCTACGACGAGGAACAGGACTACTCCTTCGCTCGCGCCACCGCGTATATGGGCAGCAAACTGCTCCAGAACGCTGGCGTTGTTGTCATCAACCACGACGGCTCCGCCTTCGGCGCCTAATAAGGAGACCACGCAATGGCCTACTCTACCTCCGCTCCTCCGATCCTATTGATGCAGCCTGTCGCTGGCCCGCGTTTCTGGTTCCACACCTCCGCAGATGCCACTGCTGCTGTTGACGCCTCCGGCTTCATCACCAACGGCGGTTCCCTCGGCATGAAGGTGAACGACATCGTCTACCACAAGGACAGCACCACCGACGCTACCGCGCTGACGATGCACAAGGTCGTCACGGTCTCCAGTACCTACCCGGGTGCTGTCGACCTTAGCGACGGCACCGTTGTGGGCAGCGCCACCAACAGCGACTAAACGCCGCTGCTTGGGGTACACTAAAGGGGAACGCCTCCACGGGCGCTCCCCTTTTTCACATCCACGAGGACACCGTCAATGCCTATTCTGGCCCACCAACTCAAGCCCGCCGAGTTCGTTCGTACTGTCTTGGCAGCCCTAGTACCACCCGAGACCAAGCCCGAGGACGTACTCCATCCCGAATACTGGGTCCATGTGCAACGCTCGCTGAAGACGGGTGACCGAATCGAGGTCCAGCCTGAGTCCGCTGAGTGGTTGCTGGTGCTCCTCGTCCGTGCGGTTCCAGCCGAAGGCGTCGTCGTCACCGTACTGCACAAGCATGTGTTCGACGAAACGCCGGCTGCCGCCGACGACGCATATGAGGTCAAGTTCTCCGGTGGCGCCAAGTGGCGAGTCATCCGGAAAGCGGATCGGCAGGTAATGGTCGAGAATCTTCCCACCCGCGAGGCCGCGAGCAAGTGGAAAGCGGATAACCTCAAAACCGATCTGGTGTAACCATGGCCTCCAGATTGTCCCTATACAACGGCGCGCTGCTGGAATGCGGGGAGCGCGATCTGGCGAGCTTGTCCGAAAACCGTGAACCCCGCAGACTTCTGGACCGGGTCTGGGACAACGGGCTGGTCGACTTCGCCCTCGAGCAGGGGCAATGGAAGTTCGCAAAGCGCACCGTGGTCCTCGCCCCGGAGACCGGCGTCGAAACTGGATTCGGGTACAAGAACACGTTCACCAGACCGGACGATCACGTCAAGACGATCGGCATCTGGTCCGACGAGTACCTCCAGTCCCCCCTCTTGCAGTACCAGCAGGAGGGACAGAAGTGGTTCGCCGATGTGGAGGAGTTTTACATCTCCTATGTCAGCAATGGCGCGAGTTACGGTGGCGACCTCGGTAGCTGGCCCGCTGGTTTCGCCCGTGCGGTGGAGCTGCACCTTGCATCCCGCATCGTCAAACGGCTGACTCAGGACGAAGACGCGGAGCGACTGCTTATCGCGAAGGCGCGAGACGCGTTCACCGCCGCCCGCTCCGACGACGCCATGGAAGGGCCGACGACGTTCCCGCCTCCGGGTCGGTGGGTGCAGGCCCGCCGCGGGAGCCGCAGCACTGATGGGGGCAGCCGCACGAGGTTGACGGAATGAGATCCAACTCGACCTTGTTGGCCTTCAATCGCGGGTTGATGGCGAAGAACGCCCTCGCTCGCGTCGATTTGAAACGTACCGCACTGTCCGCCGAGGTACTGACCAACTGGCTGCCGCGAGCGTTCGGCAGCATGTCCCTGCGCCCCGGCACTGAGTACCTCGGTCGCACGGACGCGGACAAAAGCGCGATTTTGCTGCCCTTCGTGTTCAGCACCGTAGACACCGCTTTGCTGGAGTTGACCGACGCTACCCTGCGTATCTGGCAGGATGGTGCCCAGGTCACCGCCCCCGCCGTAAGCACTTCGATCTCCAACGGTGGCTTCGCTACCGACCTCACAGACTGGACTGATGCGGACGGCGCGGGCGGCGTCTCCGACTTCGTCGCAGGTGGCATGGGCCTTACCGGTGACGGCACGGATGCCGCCGCACGATACCAGACCGTGACTGTGGCGTCTGGCGACCAAAACGTCCGCCACACGCTGAAGATTTCCACGAGCCGCGTGGCCGGCGACTGCGAGGTACAAGTCGGCACCACCACAGCAGGGTATGAATTGGCGGGACCGATTACCCTGCGTCCGGGCGACCACGTGATCTCGTTCACGCCGACTGCCGGCACGATATATGTTCGGTTTTCGAATCGCAGTGACCGCACCGCTGTTGTCGATTCGGTAAGCATCGCTGCCGCTGGGGCGATCGAGGTGCCTACCCCATGGGCGGAAGCCGACCTGCCGAACGTGCGCTGGGCTCAGTCTGGCGACGTGATTTTCGCCTGCGACGGCGCGCACCGGCAGCAGCGCATCGAGCGTTGGGGCGCCGCGTCCTGGAGCGTGGTTGACTATCGCCCGCAGAATGGGCCGTTTTTCGCGACGAACACCTCGGACACGACGATTACATCGTCGTCCTACGGCACCGCGCCGTCTGACGTGACCCTGGAGGCATCTACCCCGATGTTCACCTCAGACCACGTCGGCGCGCTGTTCCGCCTAGAGCGCACCGGGCAGACCGTGTCGGATAATGTGACCGGAGAGGACCAGTGGTCGGGCTCAATCCGGGTTACCGGGGTCGAAGCATCCCGCATCTTCACCGTCAGCATTACCGGCAAGGACGGCGGTGATACCAGCACGGTGACCCTGCAACGCTCTCTCGGCGCCGAGGGGGACTGGTTCGCGGTAGCGACATATACTGCCAACACCACAGTCGCATTCGATGACGGTCTCGACAACAACATCGCGTATTACCGCATCGGCGTGGTCGCCGGGGACTTCGACACCGATACGTTCGAGGTGTCCCTGATCTACGCCGCAGGCATCAGCACAGACGTGATCCGTGTTACCGAATACTCGTCCACCACCGCGGTGCGCGGCGTCGTCGAGGACTCCCTCGGGGGTTTCGGTGGCACGGCGACATGGTGGGAGGGCCGCTGGTCCCCGAGGCGGGGATGGCCCTCCGCCGTTGCCCTGCACGAGGGCCGTCTTTGGTGGGCCGGCGGCGACCACATAGACGGCTCGGTGTCAGATGCGTACGACGTTTTCGATGACGCGATCGAGGGCGACTCTGGACCGATCTCGCGCAACCTCGCCGTTGGCCCGGTCGATACGGCCGCGTGGCTTATCGCCCTCGACCGTCTGCTGGTCGGCACGCAGGGCGCTGAGATCCAGGCCAAGTCGTCCAGCCTTGACGAACCGCTCACCCCTTCCGCTTTTGGGCTGAAGGTGGTGTCTACGCAGGGGTCCGCGCGTGTCCCGCCGGTCCAGATAGACACCTCCGCGGTATTCGTCCAGCGCACCGGTAAGCGCATTTATGAGGTATCGCCGACGGACACCGGGTACACCTACGCTTCGGCGGATATGATGGTCGTGGTCCCGGGCCTGGGGAATACGGGTATCGAACGCATCGCCGTACAGCGCCAGCCAGACACTCGGGTGTACTGTGTGCGCGGGGACGGCACCCTTGCGGTCGTCATCTACGACAAGGCGGAAGACGTGCGCTGCTGGCTCGAATACGAGACCGATGGCGAGTTTGAGGACATAGCCGTGCTCCCGTCGTCAGACGGGGACGACGTGTTCGCCATAGTGAAGCGAACCATTGGGGGCGTCGACTACAGGTACGTGGAGCGGTTCTACGAGCTCGCGGACGGGACCTCCCCTACCTTGAATCGATTGGCGGATTCGCACGTCTACACTGCCGGTCCGGTGTCCTCCGTCAGCGGGCTCGATCACCTGGAGGGTGAGACAGTGTGCTTGTGGGGTGACGGCAAGGACCTCGGCACCGATGTTGTCGTTTCCGGTTCCGTCGCACTGCCAGAATCCGCGTCGAACGTCATGGCTGGCCTGCCGTACACCGCACGGTTCAAGTCCGCACGACTGGTGCTGTCCGACCGCGCGGGGGACCACCCATTCCCGCCAGCTAAGATAATCTCCGGTCTCGCGCTGATACTGGCGGATACGCATGCCCAGGGGCTGCGCTACGGTCAGTCGTTCGATTACCTCGACGATATGCCGCTGAAAGAGGGGTACGCGCTAGTCGATCCGGACGCTATCCATGCGGACTACGAAGAGCAGTCGTTTTCGGTTAACGGTACGTGGACCCCAGATGCAAGATTGTGCCTGGAGGCGGCTAGCCCCCGTCCATGCACCGTGGTGGCAGCAGTGCTGGACGTTGCCGGCAATGCCAAGTGAGCCCGTTATCGTCTGCGCTACCCAGTCCCTCGCGCGGGCGTATTGGGGCGGCGATCCCCCGTTCTCTTTTCGTGGGTATGTGGCCCTACTGAACGGCGAAGTCGTCGGAGTGGGCGGCGCATATCGAATGCATGGCCGCGTGTGGCTGTTCTCCGGATTTCGTCCGGAACTGAGGCCATATCGGAAAACGCGGGCTAAAGCGGTGCGCATGCTGATACAATTGGCGGACACGTACCCCGAGCCCGTCTACGCCGCGCCAGATAAGGAGGAGCCCACCGCCATGCCGCTACTGACTAAATTGGGTTTCACCCCGACTGGTGAAGAAGTCGATGGCGATCCCGTACTCGTGAGGACACGATAATGGCGATGATGACAGCGATCGCGGCGGGGCTGAACCTTGCCGGGGCGCAGATGTCCGCGGACGCGGGAAACGCCGCCGCCAAGGCGGAGCAATCGCAGCTCAACACGGCCGCTACCCAAGAGGATGCCGCCGGGCAACACGCGGCAGAAGCCGCCCGCCGTAAATCCGCACTGATGCTCTCCCGAGCTATCGCGATAGGCGCCGCCTCTGGTGCTGGCACGGCTGGACTGGACAGCATATTGCGCGGCATCGCGCAGGAAGGCGAGACCCAAGCCGGGTACATCGGGTACGAGAGCACCGAGAAGGCCAAAGGCATGCGATACCGCGGTCAAGTGGGTGCCTCCGAGGCGAAAGCGAGGGGCAAGGCGACGATGATGCAAGCCGTTGCTTCCTCGGCGATGACCTTGGCCGGCGCCTACGGCGGGGGAGGACTCGGCACACAGGCCCCGGTAAGTATCGTGGACAAAAGTTTTCCGAGGCTAGGCTGATGCCCAGATTACCTACCGCCGAAGACTACCAGCTCCGCACTCCTCGTCCCGCGCGCGACATCGTCAGCATCCGCCCGGACGAAGCGGGTGCAGGCGTCCAGAAGATCGGCCAACAACTCGGCCAGATGGTTGAGGAAGAAACCCGCAAGCTCGAGGACATGGAGGTGCAGGACGCGCTGGTCAATCTGTCGTACAAGGACACGGAACTCGCCTTGGGCAAGGACGGCTACCTGCATCAACCTCTCCAAGCATTTACTAGCGGGGAGGTGCTGAAGAAGTACCCTGAGCAGTACCAGAACACAATCAACGAGATAGCGGGCAAGATCAAGTCCTCGCGCGCTCGTGAGGCGTTCCTTATCCGGGCCAAGGACGACATGGGCAGGTTCAACCGCAGCATGTTGGGCCACGTATCCTCGAAGGTGGAGAAGGCGCAGGACGTATCTGACAAGGCGATGGTAAAGGCGGCCATTGACCGCGTTACGGCGTTGCCTACGTTCGGGAACATGGACCGATCTTTCCGCGACATCGAGCAGGCGCACGCCCGCCTCTCGGGGCAGGTTGATTCGAAGACGTTGTCGTTCATGGTCAACGATGCGAAAGCGGAAGCTGCGGAGGCCGCAGTAAATACGCTTCTGTCGCAGAAAAAATTCACTGAAGTCGAGGCGTGGCTGGACACGTACAAGGACGTCCTCAAGGGCAAGGCGGCGGAAGAAATACGCCTCAAACTCGGCGAGGAGAGAGCAGTTACCCTAGGTGCCGAGCTAGGGGAAACCGCGATCGAGATGCACAAGAAAAACGTCCCCCCAACGGAGATAGAGGAATACATCCGCAACAACGCGGGAAAGGTAAACACGGATTCTGTAATCCGCTCCGCGAAGACGCTGCTCGCCTCGCATAAGCAAGCCGTGGAGGAGGCAGAGGGGGACGTATCGGAAGTTCTCTACAACGAGTTTACCAACGGTAATGCGATCAAAAAATCTTCGGCGAAGATACAGGATGACCCTCGGTTCAAGGCCCTTACCCCGGGTGCGAAGAACAAGTTAAATGAACTGATGGACCGGAAGAACGAGGAAGTGCTGAGGGAGTCCCAGCAGAGTTCCGATAGGTATAAGGCGACGCTGCGAGAGAAAGAAGACGCCAAGCTGAATGATTACGGCGTGCAGGAAAAAGTGAATTCCCTGCTTCGCGACACGAGTCAGCTTGTCCGCATGTCACCGGTCGACATCCGCGCGAAGGAAAAGGAATTCGGCAAGGCGTATGTCGGCATCTTGCTGAAGGCCAGGGGGGACGTCCTGTCCGACGCGGAAAGGTACAAGGCGCAGAAAGCCGAGGTAGACGAGATCCTGTCTCCGATAACGGACAAAAAGAACAAGGCCAGGATGGAGGCGTTGACGTCCCTGCGCGTAGAGGCGTGGAAGGCGCTACCGGAAAACCTTGGCAAGAAACCGGATGCTCAAACGATTAGGCAGATAGTGGCGAATACCGCGCTTATCTTGGTGGACGAAGGGCGGCTGTTCGACGATGAGATATACCTGTTCAAAGCGCGGCAACGCGAGGGCGGCATAGGCTCCGCCATCCTCCCGGTCAAGAAGAAGGACGCCCGGGGCAAGGACATCACAGTCAAGATTCCTGGCGACTTCGTGTCGGAGATCCTCGAGGCGTACCCGCACCTCGGAAAGGATCAGATTCTCCGGATGTGGGAAACCGAACAACTTCGCAGGAAAAGATAGATGGCCCGATACGACGTCCGTTCGCTCTACGAGGAAACTTTTGGCCCAGCGGTTTCCGCACCCGGCGCCGACTCGCCGCCGATTCCTGAGAAAAAATACAACGTCCACGACCTATATGCGAAGACCTTCGGGCAGCCGCGCACTGAGTACCAAGACCGGGCCCCGGCGGTCAACCGCTGGGCCGCAGGAGCCCAGGTCGACGACCCTGAGCGCGCCGATAAGGTGCACAAGGCGCTGCGGGCGTATCTCGGGGAGAATACCCCACCTGTGGGGCTGCTGACTCTTCAGCAAGCGGAGGAACGGCTGCGCGTAGCGCAGATGGACCATGCCACGCAAGGCGCCCCTTACACTGCGAAATGGGCCGTTCAGCGTGCGGGAGAGAACCGCGCCCCCTACGATCTTCCAGGCCTCGCCAAGGTCGAGAAATCCTACGGTGAATTACTGAAAGATTTTTTAAGCAAACCGGCGGCCGGTACTGGGGACACGGTAAAGCTCGATACGACCAGCCCGCTTTACTTCTACGTCGCCGGACCGGGCGCCGGGATAGAGTACGCCCGCGCCGCCGCCCCGGAAGCGTTCACGCGTGTGGTGCAAGCCGCCCCGAGCGACATATTTGCCGTCGGCCCGCTCAATCTTTTATCCGGGCTACAAGGCGCGTACACCGCCTTTCTTGAGAACTCAATCCCGGCGAAGCTCCTGAATACTCTCGCCACCGCCATAACCGGCACGAATGCCTTGGCGGAGCACCATAAGCTGGGCGACGCCGCCCGCCACTTGGCGGAGGACATCGCCGACAGCATCCCGGAGGACGCCAGTCTTACTGAACGCGGGTTCCGCTCTGGCTTCCAGTCCATGGGCCAGACTCTCCCGCTGCTGTTGAGCGCACCGCTGGCGGGCAAGGGGGCCATAAACGCGTTCTCCGGCGCGATGGGGGCGTCCGTTGGTGGGCAGACCTATCTCCGCAATTACGAGAAGTACCAAGACCCACAGCGGGCCGCGTTACATGGTCTTTTGGACGGCGCAGCCGAGTATGTTTTTGAACGCTTGGGCGGCGAAGCCGTGCTACTCGACAAGGCCGCGTGGGCAAAAGGCTTCTTCGGCGGGTTGGCGAAGTTTATCGCCCGTGAAGTTCCCTCCGAAATGGCGACCGCCTTCGTTCAGAACGTCGATGACTGGGCGCTGATGAACCCGGATAAGTCCGTTGAAAAGTTCTTGGCGGAACAAGGCGACGCGCAGATCGAGACGATCATCGCCACCCTTGTCGGGGGTGGGGGGCAGATCGCCGTCGTGAAGGGCCTTGAAGCTGCGGCTGCGGTCGTGGGGGGCAGTGGGCAAGCGGGTCAGGAGGAGCGCCAGCTCGCGGATTTGTTTTCGGCCTCTACGGACGCCAGGCTGTTCAACGCGGACCCCGAGGCGTTCGACGCGTTCATGCAGGGCATAGCTCCGGACGCCTCAGTCCGCATCGACGCCACGGTGCTGTCGCAGGCCATGGAATCGGCAGGCGTCGACGCGTCCGCGATGCCGAGTGTGCTGGAGCAGGGTGACCTGCCCGGAGAGATCGAGGTCCCGATCGCAGAGTTAATCCGCACCTTCGCAGGCACCCCCGCCGAGGCTGATGTCATCCAGAACCTGCGACTCGATCCGGAGGCACAGACCATCAAAGAGCGCCGTGATTTGGGAGACCGTGCGCTGGACGAATTCAAGCGCATCGGCTCGAAGACTCTGGAGGCCAAGAAGGCGGACGATCGGTTCACCGGTTCACTCTCCGCCCTGCGCGAAGAGATCCAGGCGGACCTCGAAGCGACGGGGGCGTACAAGCCTGGCGCCACTTCCGCCTTCGCGGAAGCCGTGTCCTTGACCTACGCCACCACGGCGGCGCGGATGGGCGTCACACCAATACAGTTGCGCGACGGATGGACAGATGCCAAAGGCGTGGAACATCGCGGGTACAACCTGTTGGCCGCCAGCGAAGGTGCCGGTAAAGTCCGCCGTGCGGCTCCGCCCGCGACCAAAGCCGACTTCGCTCCTGGGCGCGTGCAGAACATCCTCCGACGCGGCAACTGGGCCGTAGTCACCGCCGAGAACCCGAAGGGGGTGGAGATCTCCCCCGAAGAGAATGCCGCGCGCCAATTGATGCTGAAAGCGGAACTAGACAAGCGTGGTCTGCGGTACGAGCAAATCGATGGCAAATACGTCGAGGAGGGGAAGGAGGAGACCGCGCCGCTGGGGCACCCGTTCCTAATTCTGGGCATTGACCTGGACACCGCCCGCGAGCTGGGCAACAAGTTCGAGCAGGATTCTGTCCTATCGAAGGACGGCGTTGTCTACAGCGACGGCACCGTTCACCGCGCGACCAGCGTCACGGAACACGACATCGAACCGAAGAATTACTGGATCCGAGTGCCATCTACCGGCGCGATGTTCACTGCCAATCTCGATTTCAGCGAGAAGGTTCCGCTGAGTGAGACCAGTGCGGTAGAGGACGAGGTCGCGAACGACGTGCTGCGGAAGTTGGGCGGGGGGAAAGTCGCTCCGACTGAGATTGCTGGCGGAGAACTGAAATGGTGGCGGGAAACGAATGGGTTCACCTTCGGTCCCTTCGATTCTAAGAAAGAGGCAGAAGGGCAAGGCAAGGTTTACCAAGAGGCAGGAGAGGTAACTCAACCCGGTTTCGAGATCCCCGACACCATGCGCGAAGCCCTCGCCGCAAGGGGGATGCCGCTGTTTCAGAAAGTCTGGCACGGTACGCCGCATACGTTCGCGCCAGAACCAGGATTTCCGCATGGACGGCCACGGCTGGACAAGATAGGCACTGGTGAAGGCGCGCAGGCGTATGGGTGGGGGTTTTACACAGCCCAAGAGCAAGATGTCGGGGTTGGTTACAAGAACAGACTGACCGGCGACATCATGAAACGTCAGCGTGATGTTGCATCTGCTGTTGCTGCTGCCAAGTGGTTCACGCACCCGAAGCTAGTGGTGAAAGGGAAGACGTACTACGACCGCATGGAACTGCAAGGCGACATCGCATCTGACCGGCTTGGTTCAATGGACATGCCTGATGGAGTGCGCAAAGCATTCGTGGATAAATTGCTTGAGGAAGAAGCCGGCTCCCTCTACCAACTCGACATCCCAGACGCCACGCTGCCGTACTTGCTGGACTGGGACAAGCCGCTGAGTGAGCAGACGCCGGAGGTGCGGAAGGCGCTTACGAAAGCAGGAATCGTTGATTTCGACAGGAACATAGGCCCGTCTGTTTCCGGTGAAGTGCGCGATCTTGGATGGACAAAGAACGTAGGAAATTTGCGCGGAGAAGAACTATACAAACGCATCGTTGATGGAAATTTTAACAAAGCAAGCGAAGTGACATCAACGGCGCGAAAAGGTAGCGAGAAAGCCGCCAGCGAATACCTAGCCAGCATCGGCATCGTCGGAACCCGTTACCTGGACGGGCAGAGCCGCAATCGCCCGCTGAAAGACATCAAGCGCGAGTTCCTTGATGAATTGCCAGAAGATGCAGACTTCGGTGAAGTGTCAGACCTGATCGGAACTGGACGCTTCTCACCGAAGAACGACGCACTGCTTTCCGCCTTGCGAGAGAATGACTGGCTTGGCTTCGACTACCCCGCCCAGGCCATCAGTGCGGCGTTGAGCAAAGATTTGAGCGGCTACGACGCTTCTCCCGCCTTGCTGCGTGCCGTATCGGATGCTAAGGAAGGTGGCACCTACAACTATGTGATTTGGGACCAGCCTACCCTGGATAAGATCGCCCTACTCGAACGCAACGGCGAGAAGCTGGATGCTATGCGCGACGCATTCCTTCAGCAGCAGCAACAACAACAACAACAACAGCAGCAACAGCAGGACGCTCGCGGCACCTTCAGCCCTGAACGTCTGGAATACACCCTGCTCGCGAAGGCGGACCTGTCCACCTTCATGCACGAGATGGGCCACTTCTACCTCACCATGCAAGCGGATCTGGCCCTCCAGATCGAGCAGCGCGTGGCAGCCGGCGAAGAGATCTCGGCCGGGGAGCAGAGCATCCTCGACGACATGAACACGGTTCTGGAGTGGATGGGCGGAGAGATGCCGGCGGTTGCCGGCGCGCCTGGTGTTTTGGAACAAGCGCTGCCTGACACGATCGTCGTTGACGGCAAGGCCCGCCCGACGAAGAACAGCAACGGCCAGTACCTGGCGCAGACGGAAGAAGGACTGACGAACTTCTGGAAGTGGTTCGGCGATAGCAAAGTGGTGGATGCCGAAGGGCGGCCGTTGGTTGTTTACCACGGAACGGCCGCGGACTTTGACAAGTTCAAGCGCAGCCGGAGCGACATCGGCATGCACTTTGGCACGCGCGGGCAGGCAGAAGACCGGCTAGAGTTCCAACGGGACCGAGGCATAAAGACCGAAGAGGGGATGAATACGCTGCCGGTGTACCTTAACGCCGGCAAACTGCTGCGGCTATCCGATGCGGGAGCTTGGAAACCCGAGAACCTAAAACACCGATTGATCGAGATGTTCCCGGAGGACAAGCAACGTATAGGAAACCCTTGGTCGAATTCAGGGCTAAAAACACCAAAACAAGTCAGCGATTTCTTGCAAAGCAAAGGATATTCCGGTGTCGTTTACAAAAACACGGGCGAAGTGGCCGGTTCGACACGCTATCGGGACGCCATAAACGACGCCGGAAACGAGATGTCCAAGGTGTTTCCCGTCGGAAAAAGCAGCTTTTCTCCGGAGGACCAGAAGGTTCCGGAATACCTGACTTGGTCCGCTGCCCTGGAAGCCTATGAGAACTTCCGGGAGGAAAACGGGGAAGACTCCTATATTGTCTTTGACCCGAAGCAGATAGCCTCCGCGACAGGCAGTACGTGGCTGCGTGGCAATGTAGGTGCCAACATACTCCGCCAAGGTGAAACCCCCGCCGCCCCGGCACCCGGCAAGTTGACCCTTGCCGCATGGGCCGCGATGTCCACCGAGCAGCAACGACCCTACCACGAGAAGTTCGCGGAGACCTGGGAGCAGTACCTGTTCACCGGCAAGGCACCGACCAAGAAGCTGGAATCCCTGTTCCGCCGCCTCGCCGACTGGATGCGCCGCGTCTACCTGGATATGAAGCGGTTCCTTCAGCAGCGCAACTTGGCCGACTTGAACCCGGAGATCTCCGCCGTGTTTGACCGGCTGGTCGCAACTGAGCAGGAGATCACGGAGGCCATAGCGCAGCGCGAGCACGAGGCCCTGTTCAAGTCTGCTGTGGAAGCGGGGATGACGCCGGAGCAATACGCGAAGTATATCGGGCTATCCGACGACGCGAAGCTGGAAGCGGAAGCGCAGTTGCGCGCCCGCGCGATGCGGGACATGAAGTGGATGCAGAACCGCCGCAACAAGACCCTCGCGGCATTGCAGGCCGATGCGAAGGAAAAGCGCGCGGCGGCCAAGGCGGAAGTGCGCGCCGAGGTCGAGCAAGAACCGATCTTCCAGGCTATCCGCTGGCTGCGCCACGGGATTATGGTGAATCCGGACACGAAGGAAGAGATCCAGGCGTTGAAGGGGCACAAGCTCCATGCCGCCGCCGTTGCCGAGATGTTCCCGGAAGGCGCCATCGAGGGCGCGCCGGACTGGAAAAAGCTGGGATACGGTAAGTATGGCATGCTGGCCGCAGAAGGCATCCACCCAGACATGCTCGCCGAGATGTTCGGTTTCCGCTCAGGTCGCGCGCTGGTCGAGGCGCTGCTGAACGCGCCCAGCATCAGGGACGAGATCGAAGGCCTTACCGACCAGCGCATGCTGGAGCGGTACGGTGACCTCGCTACTCCGGAAGGCATCGCCAGGGCCGCCGACGAGGCCATGGTCAACGACGTGCGTCTGCGCATGCTCGCCACGGAGCTGTCTGGGCTGGCCGCGCACCTCGGGTCCCCCGCCGCGATCATGCGTGCGGCCAAGGCCTACGCGAAGGTGCTGGTGGATTCGCGCGTGGTCAAGAAGCTCAAGCCCCGCGCCTACTCCGCCGACGCCACGCGTGCGGGCAAGCAGGCCACGGCTGCGTGGGCCAAGGGCGACGCCGAGCAGGCCGCCGGGTTCAAGCGTACCGAGATCCTGAATCACGTCACAGCTGCGGAAGCCTACGAGGCGGAGAAGGAGATCAAGAAGATCACCGACCGGTTGACCAAGATCGCGAACGTGAAGGACGACGACAGCGCCGCGAAGTCGCGGAACATGGACGTGGTCAACGCCACGCGCGTGGTGCTGGCGAGCTTCGGTTTCGGCAACGTCAAGAAAGGCGAGAGCGCAAAGCAGTATCTCGACGCGCTGAAGGGTATCGAGCCCGAGATCGGCGCCGCGATGGAAGAGCTGGTGATGCTCTCGACGAGCGACGCGAAGAATTGGCGGAACCTCACCGTCGCGGAGCTGCGTGACCTGCATGGGCTTGTGTCCGGCGTCTGGTCCCTGGCGAAGCGTTCACGCGAGATCGAGATCGACGGAAAGCGGATGCTGCGTGAAACCGTAGTAGACGAACTCGTTGCTCGCGCGCAGGCGCACGACCCAAGCCCGGCGAAAAACACTGGAGCGAGGCACGCGATCACCGCCGGGGAGGAACGCAGAAACCTGTTCTCGACACTGAAGGCGCAGTTCCGCAGGGTGAGCGACTGGGCCGAGGCTATCGACGGGGGCAAGACGATCGGCCCGTTCCGCCGCTATGTCTGGCTCCCGATCAAGGATGCGGCGGATCGTTACCGCGCTGATAAGGTGAAGTACCTCAAGGCGTATCGCGAGCTGATCAAACCCTTGTCGAACGAATTCGGCAAAGGACTGATCGACGCCCCGGAGATTGGTTACGTGTTCGGCAAGGGCGACGGCGTGGGCGGCATGAACGAGCTGCTGCATGCGATCCTCCACACCGGCAACGGGAGCAACAAGCGCAAGCTGCTGCTGGGCCGTGGGTGGGCCACGGAGAACGAAGACGGCAGCCTAGACACCGGCAAGTGGGATAAGTTCATCACGCGCATGCACCGCGAAGGCGTGTTGCAAAAGCGGCACTACGACTTCGCGCAAGGCGTGTGGGACTTGCTTGAGAGTACCAAGATCAACGCGCAGAAAGCGCACCGCGCGGTGTTCGGCAAGTCGTTCGCCGAGGTAACGGCTGATTCCTTTATCACACCGTTCGGAACCTACGCCGGGGGCTACGTGCCCGCCATGGCGGACTCCCGGATCGTGCAGGACGCGCAGCTTCGCGCGCTGGCGAACCAGGAGAACGAGAACATGGCCTACGCCATGCCGACGCCGGCACGCGGATTCACGATGTCCCGGGTCGAGTACAACCGCCCTCTGCTGCTCGACCTGCGCACGCTGGCAGGGCACATCGACAAGGTGCTGCTGTTCTCACATTTGGCCGAGCCCGCCGCTGACGTGCGCAGAATCCTGATGGATAAGCGGGTGTCGGCGGAGATCAACCGCATCGATTCGGCCGCACTCACCTCGATGCTGACTCCCTGGCTGAGTCGCGCGGCCAAGCAGGTCGTCGAGGTCAAGAAGCCGGGAGCCGAGCAACTCGGTCGGTTCTGGTCCGCCGCCAGATCCCGCGCCGGCATGGCCGCGATGTTCGCCAATGTCGTGAATACTGCGCAGCAGATCACCGGTTTCTCGACGGCTGCGGTCAAGGTTGGACCGGGATACCTGCTGCGCGCGAACGCCAAGTACCTTGCCAACCCAGCAGATGCCACGAAGTTCGTGACCGAGAACTCGCTCTACATTTCTGAGCGAATTCAGCAGGGCTCGATGGCGATGTCCGGAGAGGTCAACGAGATCTTGATCAATCCGAACGTCTACCAGTCCGCCGCGGAGTGGACCCGCCGGCACGCATACTTCACGCAAACCGCGATCGACGGGGTCATGTCGCCCATCATCTGGCTTGGCGCGTATCAGCAAGCTCTCGATAACGGTGCGAGCCACCAGGACGCCGCCCGCCTTGGCGACGAATCCGTAAGGCAAACCCAAGGCTCGCAGATGCCTGAAGAGGTCGCGAACTTCGAGGTCGGCTCCCCCTTCTACCGGATGTTCACCCAGTTCGCTGGGTACTTCAACGCGCAGGCCAATATGCTGGGCACTGAGTTCTCGAAGGTGGCGCACGAGATGGGGCTGCGTAAGGGACTCGGTCGTGGGTTCTACGTCCTGGTCCTCGGTATGCTCGCCCCGGCTATCGTGAGCGAGATGATCGTGCAGGCCTTCCGTGGCGGCCCAGATGACGAAGATAAGGACGGCGAGTACCTCGATGACTGGATCTCGGCGGTGTTTGTCGGCACGGCGCGCTACATGGTAGCGATGTTCCCCGGCATAGGGCCGAGCGTGATGGCGATGGTGAACACGTTCAACCACAAGCCGTATGACGATCGTATCTCGACGGCGCCCGCCATCAGCATGGTCGAGACCGCAGTGCGCGCACCTATCAGCGTCTACAAGGCCTGGGCAGAAGACGAAACCGGTAAGCCTGGCAAAGCGATAGCGGATACCGCCACGGCGGTGTCGATGCTGGTCGGTGTCCCGGTTCGCGCAATCGTCAAACCGATCGCATACGCGGCGGATGTCGAAGCGGGGAATATCGAACCAACCGGCGGAATGGATTACACTCGTGGCCTGATCACCGGGACCGCAAGCCCTGAATCGAAACAGTAAAAGGAACACACCATGACGCTTTCCGTTGACCGCATCCAAGGACTCTCTGGCTCACTCGCCATCAAGCGCCCGGTGGCGTGTGCCACCACGGCGAACATCACACTGAACGGGCTCCAGACGATCGACGGTTTCGTCCTGGCATCCGGCGACAGGGTGCTGGTGAAGAACCAGACCACCGGGTCCGAGAACGGGGTCTACGAGGCAGACACCTCGGACTGGCGCCGGACGTTGGACTTTGACAAGTCGAACGACGTGGTCCACGGGACACTGGTGAACGTCATCGGCGGGAGCACGAACTACGGGTTCTGGATACTCAACACGCCGGCCCCCGTGGTCGGCACCAGTTCGCTGGTGTTTGGGCGTTTTGAAGGGTTCGAGGGTTCCGATCAGGTGGTGTATGTACCCGCTGGCACTGGCGCTGTAGCGACTACGGCTCAAGCAAAGCTTCGGGAGTCCACAAGCGTTGAGGACTTTGGTGCTACAGGTGATGGGGTTTCCGATGACACTGCTGAAATCCAAGCGGCAATTGACGCGGTAGCCGCGCTGGGTGGCGGGGAAGTTTTGTTTTCAAAAGCGTTGTATCTGTCGCAAAAGCTGACTCTGCCGAGTAACGTAATTTTGAGGGGCAAGGGTTCCGCGTACACCACGATAAAGCTGAAAAACGGTTCAAACACGGCACTGATCGAGACTGAAGACTTTTCAACATTGACCGGGTCCAATAGCTGGTTCGTTGATACCGAAGGCGTCCCATATGGGTTCGGTGTTGTTGGCATGACGCTTGACGGCAACAAGGCGAACCAAACCGCAGGCAATGGGGTGAGTGTTTACGGCAAACGGTATCTGGTTAGCGATGTTGTTGTCAAGGACGCCTACGGCGTCGGCTGGTACACGGAGTGCGCCTACAAGGGCGGCCAGCACGACTGGCGTGACATGCCGGAAGGACGGATTGAGGGCCTTTACGTCCACCTTTCTGGCGGACATGGTTTGCAGGTTCGCGGCCCGCACGACCTGTTTATTGCATCTGCTTTCGTATCCCAGGCGCAAGGAGACGGTGTTCGCGTTGAGGGTTTGCTAAACGTATACCAGGGCAACAGCGATATTGGTTTGATTCATTCGTACGGCAATGTCGGCATGGGTTTCTACTGCAACACGCTGGTGAATGCCGATGTGATCATTGGTGAGACAAACGCAAAAGAAGGGGTTGTGTTTGATGAAGGTTCCGGCATCTCAACGTGTTCAGTCATTCGCGCTTTCGGGAATGACTATGCATCGACAGGGCTTTACTACAATGTGCGGTTGGCTACGGGGATTCAGGCCGGAACAATCCACTGCCTTGATAATACCTACCAGAGTGCCGGTGGTATTAGCCTCGCTGGAAACCAGATTCAGATCGGAACGCTGAATGTACTTTCCACCATCGCGCACAACGGAAAAGGGATTCACAGCCCTGGTGCTGCCAACGTGGATATTGGGTCAGCCATTGTTGAGGGGTACAGTGGTGCGACGGGTGTTGGTGTATCTATAACATCAATGACCAGATGTTCCATCGATGCCTATGTAACCAACTGCAAAACTTTGTACGCGATGGCAGCAGTTGGTAATGGAAACACCTTTACGTTCCGTGGTTTATCAGGTGTAGGACAAACCCAATATTCAGGGGTGGCAGACTATGTCGGTAACAACAGTGTTAAACACTTGTTTTCGGATGGTTCCGCGGTGACTTCAAAAGAATGGCTTCCGCGCAATGCCATCCTGTACCCACCCGCTGCGAGTACCCCCGCTGAAAATGGTGAAATGACTTTTGAACTAACCTCTGCGACGGAACTAAAGATCAAAGTCAAGAGCGGGGGTACTGTCCGCGCGGCGTCAATCGCACTTTCTTAAAGGAGAAAAATCATGCCTGATTTCGACGACATGAACTACGACCCCCGCAACTGATCACTTCTTCAGCTCGCCGATGCACCACTGGAGATAGGTGACAGCTTTCTCCAGGTCTCCCACCCCGTTCTTCTCCCACGCCCGGATCGTGTATTCGAGCGCGCGGTCCCAGCAGTTCACCGCGAAGGCAGAAGGCGGGTTGTCCATACCGTCGACCTTGGCGAGCAACGCGCGCCTGATGTCGATCACCTCGACGCCTGGCAGAAGTTGGTAGTGCTTCGGCTTCTGGACCGCGTCGTAGTGCAACCCCTCGTTGCCATTCGGGCCGATGATGTCGATGCGGTCCTCGTCGAACGTAACCTCTTGTTTCTGCTCAATTGCGGGAATCCCCGCTTTTGCTTTGTAGTTCGGCAGCGAGACTCGCCCGGGTTCCAGGCAGACTTTGCAGACAACGGTGGTCTTCGGCACGGGTTCGAATCCACAGGTGGCGCAGCTTCTTTCGAGCATTTCAACTTCTCCTTTCGGGGTGCGGTTTGATAGGGTGCCGACGCAGGTAGCGCACGGAGCATCTTCTGTGGGAGTGTCCTCATACCGGCAGGTATCACAACCGATTGCCATTTCAACTTCTCCTTTTCATGGCGGATAACAGAATTTCCTGGACGTCCCGCTTTCCTTCGAGACGTTCGGCGACAAGTTCGTCGACGGTGTCGCGCGCCACTATGTGGTGCAGGAACACCGGTCTGTCCAGCCCCGCCTGCATCTGCCGCACTGGGCCGAT